CCCCGATTGATTCGCCCTTTCAGTATTGTTTTCAATTTAGTCTTCGGTACATTTGTGTACCCCCTCGAAAAGTGTTTGTACAGTGCCATTGATGGACTGTATGATTCCCCAACTGTGACCAAAGGCTTGAATTGCCTTGAAGTTGCGGCTGCTCTCGCTCAGAAATGGGCGATGTTCGGTGATCCAGTTTGCCTTATCACCGATATGTCTAGGTTTGATCAACATTGTACTCCTAGTGCCCTTCGTTGGGTGCAGTGGATGTGTGTTAGGTCGCTGCGAAAAACGGGTGCGGACATTAAATTGTTCGAACGTTTGTTCCGCGCGACCATAAACACGCGTGGTATGGTGTTGTGTGACAACGGCGTGATCAATTATTCGATCGAGGGTACTCTAAATTCAGGGTTGAGCTCGACGAGTTTATGCGGTGTTACCATTGTATGTTTCCTCTTGCGTAGTTATTGTTTGTCTGTCGGAGTGCGACATCAATTAATATCTGCGGGGGATGACACGAACATCATCATTGAGCGTAGGGACTTGCACCTGATGGGTGGTCTCAGCGCGTGGTGTTTACGTGGTGGCTTTACCGTTAAGATTGATGGACTAGCCGATGTTATGGAAAGGGTAGATTTTTGCCAGATGAGGCCCATATTTGATGGGAACAATTGGCTTATGGTCAGGAATCCTAGGGTCGTAACGACGAAGGATTTGCTCACCGAGAGGAAGTTTAGCACCGTAAAGAGTTTACGCGGACATATTAAAGCTATTGCCCAGTGTGGTATTGCGTTATCAGGTGGTGTTCCTGTGATGCAGAGCTTCTATAATATGCTTTTGCGTAGTTCTGTCGGTGCTGATGCCACTCCGTTGGAGCGTAATGGCTTTTACTACTTATCCCGGAACATGGACAGAGAGATAGCAGAGGTTAGTGACGTTGCTCGTATTTCGTTTTACAAGGCATTTGGCATCAATATTTGGCGCCAAGTAGAATTGGAACGTATGTACGACCATATGTCTATAAATACCTCGTTGGGGGTTGAAAGATCTAGTGACTCATATTTTTCAACACTTTTATTTCATGCCTTCGAGGAAGAAAACTAATGGACCTATGCCTTCGTCCGATAAAAAGAAGGCTAGTAAATATAGTAAGGTCAGGACACCGCGCATTAGGCGGGGTGTTCGCAATGACAGTAATCCTGAGCTCCAAGCTTGGGTACGTATGGCTAGGGACCCGTGTAATGCGGTTCCTGAGAGCATCACCACCACGGATATGTTGGGTGGCCAAGTTCAGCGAATTAGGACGCGACTTGTGCTGCACACTACCGCGGCGAGTAATAATGGCTATGTCGTCTGGTTTCCGGCTTATCACAACGCTGGTACCGACGGCACGCAACGTATCGCTACTGGTGTCAGCCCTGCTTACGGCGGTGGCATCAATTGCATTGCCTTTGAAAGTTCGGATTCCACTGCGCGTCCTACTAATGGTAATACGCTTGCCACCGCATTGGGTAGTTCTACAACTACTACAGGTGGTCAGGCACGTGCCATGTGTGACCCGTGTTTTCCGTTTTTAAATGGCAATAATATTGATAAAGCTGTAACGTTAGGGGCCTGTATCACCGCGAGATACGTCGGAGCAACATCTTTGGCGGCAGGGGAAATTGTGGGAATTTCTAACCTGGAAGCCACTGGTTTCTTTACTTCGACCGCTTATTATGCCACGGGCTTATCCACGGTGGATTTGTTCAATTATGCAGCAGGACAACCACGGCGCATGGACGGCTGCACCGAGGTTCGTTGGCGACCTGATATGGATGCACGGGTTCGCTCATTAGGAGACCAGTGTATCGTGAATGGTGGGCCAGTCTCACAACCCAACACGACGGCTGATGCGCCGTTGTTGTTGTCCTCTAGTACCGGCACATTAGGTGCCAATGCCCAGTACGTTGGGGCCAGCAAGGCTATTGGATTAGCCTGGCTCGGGCTCAATTTGAACCAGGGCGGCGACTTGGTCATTGAGATGACCAAGATAGTGCAATTTACTTTCAGGCCCACTACGGGTGTCATGGAAAGAATACCTAGGCCAATCTCCGGCCCCGCTATTAACGGGGGCGACGTGGCCCAGGAGCTTGATCGTGACCCGCATTGGTTTGATCGTATTATTGCACCGGCAGAGGACATAATAGCCAATGGCCTGGCTAGAATGGTTTTGGGCGGCTACCGATCGGGAGCGTCGATTGCGGGTAAAACCGCTGCTGCTAGCATGCGTATGTTGACACAGTAGAGTGTCATCATGTCTAATAGTTTGACCTTACTTTACTAACGTGTACATTGTAGTACACTTCATGACCACAAGTCATGTTTAAAACTTGTGGGCATCATCACACACACCACAACACGAGGGTCGTTTTAACCACGATCCCAAACTTGCTCTCCTGAGGCCGCCGTTGCTATAATGCATATTCGGGGGGGGTGTCACAAGTTTGGGTTAGTGGTAAGTAGAAACTGCGTGTTTGTGGTGCGCCACTTAACAGAAAAGCAATTTATTGTGTGTGTACGCGCACGCGGCGTACGTTGGTCACGGCGGACCGGGGTGGTAATAAAATCTACATACCGCAATGTATGTTAGAGGGGTTTACCATTAATAG